ATGGCGATGGCTCACGCGACGAGGAGATCGCGGCCGAGAACAAGGTCGTCCATCCCGCCTTTTGCCGGATGCAGATCCGGGCGCTCAGTGCGTGAGCCATGCCATTCAAGACGGATGATGGATGAGATGTCGTCGCCAGCACACCGTGACTGGATTTCAACAATGGTCTGGCCAGCGGCGACACCGCCGATAGCATAGGCATAACATGCAATGCCATTCAAGGCAGACGAGGTCGCCGAGATCACCATTGAGGGGTCGCGTTATCGCGATTGGGAGAGCGTCACCGTCCACATGGTCGAGGGCGAACCTAACCATAGCTTTAAGCTCTCGGTGTCAGAGGGCGCACCACTCGCCAGCAAATTCGCCGCGCTGCGCATCAAGCCCGGTGATCACTGCACGGTGACGCTCGCCGGCGAGCTGGCGATCTCGGGCTATGTCGAAACCCGCCAGGTCGCCTATACCGCGAGTCAACACGGCGTCGAGCTCATCGGCCACAGCTACAACAAGGCGCTGGCCGATGGCGCGGTGATGCATAAAACAATGGAGTGGAAAGACAAACCCTATAAGACGATCGCCGACGACATCACCAAGCCGTTCGGCATCAAGTTCAATCCGCTCACGCAGATCTCGGGCAAGCCATTCAAGCGGGTGAACGTTGCGCCAGGCACCTCGGCCTGGGAGCAGCTCGACACCCTGGCCCGCAAGCGCGGCATCACGCTCGGCACCGACAAGCAGGGCAACATCACCGGGCGCACAGAATTCACGCCAGGCGGCGACAGGCTGGTCGAGGGCGTCAACATCCTCGAGGGCCGCGAGGTGCTCACTAAGAACATGGGCGACGGTCAGAATTACAACTACGACCAGGAACCGGGCAGCGATCAAAAATGGGGGCCAAAGGTTACCCACGACGCCAACGGTCAATCGAGCAACTCGAACGCCGGCGGCGGCAAGGGTGTCTATGCGCCGAATGTCACGCTCGGCGAGCACCCCGGCGACAAGCAGGACTCGCAGACGCGCGCCGACATGGAATCCGATCGGCGCGACTATGAAAAATTCGAGGTCACCATCGTCGTGCAGGGCTGGCTCAAACCGAGCGGCGGCTTGTGGCATCCCGGCGACATGGTTCACGTCACCTCGCCGATGTTGATCGTCGACGAGGATCTCAAATTGATGTCGGCGGATTTCACGCAAGACAGCAAGTCGGGCACCCGCACCACCCTGGTGCTCACCAAGAACACCGACTCCAGTAAGTACAATTACGATCCGGCCTCGGGCAATACCGGCGACGGCACCAGCACCGGCACCTCGAGCACCGGGAATCAAACCGGCGCAACAACGCCAGCTCTCGGAGAATGAAAACATGGTGATGCGATCGACACAAAAAGACACCGCCAGGCGAGCGCAGACGCACATCTCGCGCGGCACGCTGCGGGAGACCGATACCAAAAAGTATTGGAACGAGCTCACGGTCGACGGGATGGTGAGCGAAACCAGCACCGGCGTCGAGTGGATCGAAAACTACGGCTCGACCAGCCATCCGGCCAAGCAGGACAAGGACGACAATCCGCAGGCGCAACAGCAGCAGCCGCAAACCGGCGGCGGGCCTGGTGGTGGTGGTGGCGGCTCGGGCGGCGAACAGGGCCAGCAGCCGAAAGGCGATTCTGCCGAGGTCATGATCGCTCGCATCAACGGCTCGCATTCGCACCCGGTCGTGCTTGCGGTCGGCGACCGGCGCCATCGGCTGACCGAGCTCGAGGAGGGCGACGTCGCCAATCATCGGCTGCAGGAGGATCGCCAGCAGTTCCTGATGTCGAAGGATGGCAACTATCTCTCGGCGCGCAGCGACACCAAGATCAATCGCATCGCATTGGTGCCGCCGCCGCAAGACAGTCAGATGAGCCAGCAGCAACAAGCCAACGGTGCAGGCGCTGGCACCTCCGGTAGTGGCCAACAGAAAAAACAGAAAACCTACGGCCAGAAATCGGCCAAGGACGACAACAAAAAATCCGAAATCAATATCGAGCAGAACGGTTCGGTGACGACCTCGCAGCATGGTGATGCGTATTCGGCGCAGAAGGGCGGCAGCGACAGCTCGGCCTATTACAAAGATCGCAAACAGTCGGCGCAGGCGACCGAGGATCACGTTCACATCAGGTTCAAGGACAATCGCATTTTCAACGACGAGATGGGCAATTGGTGCACGTCGCCGATCCTGGTCAAGAAAGACAACTATTGCAAGGAATGACGCGCGGTGCGGTGGTGGCTTCAAACGGACAGCGCATTGTTTTCGGTCGACAACTCTGTCGTCAAAGGAATGGATTTTTCGACGCTCGATCCTGACGTTTGGATGGTGCAATGGATCGACAGCAGGGGAGAGATTGAACGGCAGGACGCCAGCGGCAACAACCTCAACGGCCTGCGCGAGGTGTTCATCGATGTCGTTCCTTACTGTCCGCTATTTCAGCAATTCATGCGGCTGCTGCCGGGGCTGTTGCTGCCACAGGCGCAGAAAATACAGATCGAGCTCATCGGCGAGGTATTCGACTCCAAGCGGCAGGCGCCGTTTCACTATCCGGTCGCGGCCGGCGATTACTACTGGGACGCGACCGACGCGACGCTGTTCTCCTCGCTTGTGCCCGCGCTGCAGAACGCCATCAGCTCGATCAACGCCATCGTCGCTCGGCTCAACGCGGTGGTGCCGGGATTGAACGCCAATGACGCCTCAATCGTCTCGCAGGTGAATTCGGGCATAGCGGCGCACATCATTGCTATCGGCAATCAGATCATCAATGAGGTCAACGCTTGGGTCGTGACGGCGACGAATAATGCGCTCAACTATATCAATGCAATCTTTGGCAACGTCGACGGCAACGTCAATCAATCGAATGCCCTGGTAAGTCACCTCAACAGCAATGTTCTCGGGCATGCCACGGACTCGAACCATATCAACAGCGCCCTTGCTACTGTCAGCGGCAGCGGACCTCCGGGACTACAACAGGGCGTCGAAATACCATGGTCGCCGCAGACATTTAGTGGCGTGGGAAGCAATCCATATTTACTGACCGGGATCGACCAAAGTTTTAGCTGGCCAGCGATGGCGTTGACCGCCGTTCCTTGGACGGCGCTCCCGAATGTCGCGACTAGCAACGTGGTGTGGATCCCGGTCGGTTCATCGGCGCCGGTGACAGTCACACCAGCAGAACAAGCGGCGATCCTTAGCGGCATTGCGGCGCGCACCAACGATCTCAATACGAAAAAGAACACCAAGACCACCGCGGTCTATGGCCTTACCGACATCGACGACGTGATCAATTACGACGTCACCACCGGCTGGTAAATCATGACCGACATCAAACTGCGCGACCGGGTCAATCTCGCCGGCACGTTCATGGATTGGCTGCAAAGCCCGCAAGGCCTTTCCGAGGACGAGGAGCTCGCCACCGCGGTGCGCATGGCGCTCGGCACCGACCGCCTGGCCGACCTCGGCGAGGTGCTGCCGGACCCCGACGCCATCGATCGCCGCGGCTGGTGGGGCGACTACCAGGCCGAGGAGATCTGGGGCGGCTGGCCGATCGGCTGCAAAAACTGGCTGCTCACGCGCGCCAAGATCTCCGACGAGATCTCCTGGGAAGGCGCCACCCTGGTGCGGGCCAAGGCCTACACCCGCGAGGCACTGCAGCCATTCATCGATCGCAAGATCTGCACCCGCGTGGATGTGACCGCAAACCGTGTCGGCCGCGAGGAGATCGATGTGCAGGTCGTCCTCTACCGCGGGCCGCGCACGGCGATCGAGCTGCGGTTTCAATACCTCTGGACCGATGTGATGGGGGAACCGATCCCGCTCGGATCGCGCGATAGGTTCCTGACGGGGACTCCTTAATGCCTTGGGCGACGCCTAACCTCCGCAAAGTCCGAGAGATGGTCCGTGATAGCATCACGACCTCGCTCTATGGTGCCGCCTTCATCGGCAACAACGTGCTGCGCGTTATGTCGGACGCGATGGCGGGCCTGGCGCATCATGTGTTGCGCTACATCGATTGGCTGGCGCTGCAGCTCCTCCCCGACACCGCGGAGACTGAATGGCTCGACCGCCATGGCGACATCTGGTTGGTGAATGCCGACGGCACGGTCGGCCGCAAGATGGCAACCTATGCCACCGGCACGGTGAATTTTTTCGGATCCATATCGGGGGTCACCATCCCGATCGGCACGCAGCTCACCGCCCTGACGGTCGGTTATGAGACCGTCGAGCTCGGGGTCACCGGCCTGCCCAACACGGCGGTGCCGGTGGCGGCGCGTTCGCTCGACCCTGGCATCGTCAGCAATTTGCAGCCCGACGATGGCATGGCATTAACGACGCCGATCGATGGCGTCAGCGCCACGGCGTCCGTCGTCACGATGGACGGAGGCACCGACACCGAGACCGACGAGGAGCTGCGGATGCGGGTGCTGCATCGCATCCGGCAACCACCGCAGGGCGGCTCGGCTCATGACTATGTGCAATGGGCGCTCGCAGTGCCGGGCTGCACCAGGGCCTGGTGCGCACCGCTCGAGATGGGAATGGGCACGGTCACGGTGCGCGTGCTGTTCGACGACCTGCGCGCCGACGATGACGGGTGGCCAACCTATAACGACCTCATCACGGTGACGAATTACATCGACTCCGTCCGCCCGGTCGCGGTTAAGGACTTTTGGGTTCTCGCGCCCATCAAGTATCCGATCGACATCGTCATTCGTGCGCTGTCTCCTGACACACCGGAAACCCGAGCGGCGATTGAGGCCAGCCTGCAAGACATGATGTTCAATTTCGCCGCGCCGGGGCAAACGATATTCGCGGCGTGGAAATCTTACGCCATCATGTCGGCAGTCGGCGTTGCCTCCTTCGACATGATCAATTCCATGGATGACGTGATGCCGAGTCCCGGTCACATGGCCGTGCTCGGGGACATTGTCTACGGCTAAAAATGGCAAACATCCTGGTATTTCCCGAGCGTGATCGCCACGTCCGCCGGTCCGGGACGGACTACATCGAGCCGCTGGTCTCGCTATTGCCGCAGGGCCTGGCCTGGTCGCGTGAGCCCGACAGCGTCTTGATGCGGGTCATCAAAGGTCTGGCCGACATCTGGGGCTTTGTCGACGGCCGAGCTGCCGATCTGCTCGAGCGCGAGAGCGACCCGCGCAAGACCATTGAGATCCTGCCCGAGTGGGAACGCGCATGGGGATTGCCGGATCCATGCTTCCCGTCGGCAACGACGATCGGCGAGCGCCAGCGGATGCTGGTGCTCTATATGACCTGGCTCGGGGCGCAGTCGCGGGCTTATTTCAAGCAGCTCGCGGCGTGGGTCGGCTACACCATCGAGATCAAAGAGTTCGCGCCGTTCATGTGCGGCATCTCGCAGGTCGGCGACACCCGCACGCCGCCGCCGAATTCACCGATCGAGGATCAGAATTTCCGTTGGTATATCGGGCCGCCCGAACAACGCTTTGTCTGGGAGGTCAACGTCGGCCAGATCGGATTGATTTG